ATGCCTCAGAGCAACATCCTGTTTTTTATGAGGATGAGGTGGATATTGACCTTAACCCAAAAATCGGGGCCGATTGGTGTTTCAAGGGACAACAAAAGCGTGTTGTAACCCCCGGAAAGAACCAGAAACACTATCTTGCGGGCTGCCTCAACGCGAAAACGAAAGAAATAACTTATGTCGGGGGCTTAAGAAAGAACTCGGATTTATTTATTAAGTTGTTAGATGTACTTAATAATCAATATGTTAATGCAAAGACGATCACCTTGATTTTAGATAACTATGGCATTCATAAAAGTCAGAAAGTCATCGCGTGGCTGGCAAAAATCCTAAATTTAATCTCTTGTTTTTACCGGTCTATTCCCCTTGGTTGAATAAAATTGAACGCCTGTGGCAATCCCTGCATGAAACCGTGACACGAAACCATTGCTGCCAATTTATGGGGCAGTGACTTGAACATGTAAAAGCCTTCATGGAAATCACTTCATTACAACAGCAAAAACCTGGGAGGGTAAAAATGGGTGTATCATCATTATGAATTCTCATTTAGATAGCCGCGTTTTGTCCTGAGCCCATTATTAACTAATTATTAATAATACAAATAACCATTGGTTAATTATTTTGGTTTTTTTTCATCGTATTGATTTCTATATATTTATTTTTGAGGGGATAAAAAGACATAGAGAACTTGTTCGGGCATAAAAAACACCCTTCGAATTGAACTAAATGTTCAACTCTAGGGGTGTAGTTTATAAAGAGATTGAGTGAAAGAAAAAGGAGCTACCAAGCCATAACTGTCCAACAAAAGACACGCCCAATGATCTTGACTGTGTTTATATCCGCCTCTTCATCTGGAAATTCTTCTGAGTTATAGCTGCGTATAATGAGCTTCCCCCCTAGTTGACGGTAGAGTAATCTAACCCTGAATAGATCTTCTTGTTCAATAAAGTAAATGCCACCATCAACAATGTTTGTATACCCCATACTGACAAATACAGTGGAACCTTTAGGTATGATTGGAGACATGCTGTCATCGTGAACTGGAAAGGCGATAACATCCTTAGGTAATATCTCATATTTGCTCAATATAGCACGAGGAAAATGTAAGGTTTCCTCAATATAATTTTTATTATTCAAGTTGTTATGCTTTGCTGCTAGTTCAATATTTTTGTAAAAAGGAACCTCTGTCTCGTTGTTCTTACTAGGTGCAGTATGTACCCCCTCAAGTAATTCGTCTATCTTATCTTGTGCCCTGTGCATTTCATCGAAATTTTTTCCTCCTCTACCATATTCAAGCCATTCCGGCCTAACACCCAGCCACCGACTCAAAGCAAAAATGTTGCCTGAGTCAGGAATTGACTTGCTATTGAGCCATTTCCATACAGCGGGACCACTGACCTTTACCCCCTGTTCGGCAAGAGCGTCAGTTATTCTCTTGCCTAGCCCTCGCCCAACAAAACCAGCATCTGCACTAGCTTCTTTTAGTCGAGCAGAAAACTCAGCCTTAATATTTCTTTCGTTAACCATGAGTTAATGATCTATCAACTTGACTATGGTGTCAAATAGCATTTAATATTAACCATAGGTTAATTTAGTTAAGGTTAATCATGAATCCAATTGAAATTGCTATTCAAGCCGTAGGCGGTAGAGCTACGGCAGCAAAAATTTGTGGGCGTAGTCGAGTTGCTATTCATAAGTGGATACAGAATGGCTGTCTTCCGAGAACCGAGTATACGGGGAAAACAAATTACTCCAGAAAATTGGCTGAACATTCTAATGGGAAGTTATTAGAAGAATGGTTGTTGAGAGAGGCAAATCCTGATCGTGAACTTACTCGAACCCCACAACATTCAAATGAAGACATATCCAAGAAGTGCTCATCCCTTGAGGGCAAAAACCATGAATAACTTTCAGTCGATGGTTGTTTGTGCACTGGCACTTCCCGTGATCCCAACATGGGAAGCGCGGTTGTTGTTGGGTGTTCTGTGATGGCGGCTTTCCGTGATTTTGGCAACGTAGTGATGCCCGAAGTGTATCAATTGGGTGACGCGGAATGGATTCAAAAGATTCTTGCCGCGATGAACTCAACCACAAGGGAGTATGCAAGGGATAAATACGCATACGTCTACAAACTTCGGCGGGATGAAGATCCTGTGCCGCATCGCAGGGATAACACAGGGGCTAGGGCCGCTAACACATGGCTCCGGCTGTTCTTCAAAAAGAATTACAGATCGATGCAAGGTTATACAGAGCAGCCAAAGACGGTAAATCAACAATCAAAAAATTAAGGGGATGAGATGTTTAGATGTTTAGAAGGCTATATGCATTCTCTGGGGAAGAGGGGAAAACTTTCTAGGGGGGGTTGGGGGGTGATCTTTGAAAGGGGTGTTAGGGAAGGCACAGCCAGAAGGAAGAACTCAGATCTTAATGTAGATCACTGTAGGGGTTATAAAACTGACAGGTGGCTAGACGTCCAAATGGGAATAAGAAAAAGGCTTGTCCTCTGGCAGTGGAAATTATTCAAGTGAGGGTATCAATGTTAACTAAGAATGGAAATGTAAGAGGGTGCAAGAAACCGAACGGCAACACTTTGGAGAGTACACCCGTATCGGTTCTTGCAGGCAACGGAGATAAGTTACCTGAGACAAATTATTGCACGGTAACAATAAAAAATAAACAAGGGGTGATGGAATGCTAACGATCACCTCTAATTTCGCACAGGAAAGAGGGTTAAATCTTTTAAGGGCTGAATGGAAAAAGTACAGCAGCTTTTTTGTTTATGCTCCCACAGGGGCAGGGAAAACGGCCTTGTCAGCCTTCATTATTGACGGGGTTGTATCAAAAAACAAAAAAGTCATGATGATCTGCCCATACCTTGTCTTGATAAACCAGACTGCCCAGCACTTTATCGAGTATGGATTGCCTGAAGATGAAATTCGTTATATCTGGCGTGACCATCCCCATCAAGACCCGTCAAAGCTGATTCAGATTGCGTCGGCTGACACGCTGATCCGCCGTGACTTTCCCGAAGACATTAATCTGCTGGTGATTGATGAAGCGCACCTGAAACGCAAAAAGATACTGGAAGAGATCACACGGCTGACCTCAGAAACAGACTGTAAGGTGGTGGGATTGTCAGGTACGCCTTTCTCGCCGTTCCTCGGTCACTACTATCAGAAGCTGATAAAGCCCACCACGATAAAAGAATTAATCCAGCGTGGCGACCTGAGTCCTTACGAGTTTTACGCCCCCACCAAGCCCGATTTAAGCAAGGTGAAGTCTGCCCGCAATGACGACTACGGCAGCGACTACAAGGAAGATGAAATAGCTGAAATCATGTGCGGCGCTGATTTGGTGGGGGATGTGGTCAGTAGCTGGCTTAAGCTGGGAGAAAATCAGCCCACTATCTGCTTCTGTGTGAATGTCAGTCACGCCAACTTTATCACGGTCGAATTCAATCGTGCCGGGGTGAATGCCGAGGTGATGACAGCCAGTACTCCCCAAGATGAACGGGATTTGATCATCCATCGCTTTAAGCAAGGTGCGACGAAAATTATCGTCAACGTGGGCGTACTGGTGGCAGGTTTTGACAGTGATGTCCGGTGCATCATTTATGCCCGTCCCACCAAGTCAGAGATCCGTTGGTTGCAGTCAATCGGCAGGGGCCTGCGTACCGCCAAGGGTAAAGACCGATGCATCATTCTGGATCACTCCGGCTCAGTTCACCGCCTTGGCTATCCCGATGATATCGAATATGACGAACTGCCCCGCAAGAATGACGGTATGAAGTCTAGCTCCAGTTACCGGGAACAAGAGAAGCGGGAGAAGCTACCGAAAGAGTGTTCCTCCTGCCACTACATGAAGCCAGCGGGGGTCTATGTCTGTCCGAAGTGTGGATTTAAGCCGCTGGTGGGTGAAGACATTGATGTCGATACCAGCCGCACCATCAAAAAGCTCAGTAAGAAAGAGCGGATCTACACCCAAGCCGAGAAGCAGAGTTTTTACTCGCAGTAGAGGTACTACCAGAACCAGCGCGCCTCACAGGGTAAAGCCATCAGTGACGGCTGGGTATCAAATACCTTTAAAGACAAGTTCGGCGCTTATCCGCGTGGGTTGCATGACACCCCACAAGAAATGACCCCCGAAGTAAACAATTTCATCAGGCACAAACAAATTGCCTTCGCGAAGTCCCGCAAAAAAGCGGAACAGGTGCAACCGTCTAGCAATGAACAACAGGAAATGCATCTTGAGGTTGCTCATCAGAAAGTGCGCGATATCCGTGAAAAATTAGGCATTCAGCCACATCAGGGAGACATGCTGTGAACAGAGTAAATACGACCGATGCCGTTATTGGCCACTGGCCTAAAGTTTTCGAATACTACGGCCTGCCCCCCGTGACAGGCAAGAAACATTTTAAAGGGAAGTGTCCGATCTGCAAGCAAAAAGGCAAGTTTCGCATTGATGACCGTGACGGGCGCGGAACATTCATTTGTACTTGCAATGCCGGGGACGGCTGGGCACTACTGAGATTGACTCAGGGCAAAGAATTCAAAGTGCTGGCGGATGAGATTGATCAGCTATTGGGTCTTCATCGCGATAAGGTCACACCGAAGCCCAAGGTCAGCACGGTTGCAGATAACCGCCAAAAGATAATTACCTTTTACTCACGCATGCCGGAACTGAAAGGCACATCAGCGGAAAAATACCTTCAAAGCCGGGGGATCTACAGCAATCAGCCTATTGAGCAAATCCGCTTCTGTAAAAAGCAGCCGACATACCAAGGGGATTATCAGGCGATGTGGGCATTGGCAACGGACTCACGCGGTCAATTATGTTACCTGCACCGAACCTATTTGGATGGGGATAGAAAAGCGCCGCTGGACGTTACAAAGAAAATGATGTCACTACAGGAAGACAGCTATCTGGCGCACGCTGAATCGGTGGCGATCCGGATGTTTCCGGTAGCTTCCACGCTGGGGATCGCCGAAGGCATTGAGACGGCACTGTCCTGTAAGCAGATTTACGGGGTGAATACGTGGTCAACCATGAATGCCGGACACATGGCGAAATTTCTCGCTCCCCGTGGTGTTAAGCACCTTTAAGCACCTCATTATCTTTGCAGATAACGACTGGAGTGCAACAGGGGAAGCGGCAGCCTATGCCTGTGCCACTAAAAACCTGAAAGCAAATAATGACATAGAGCGTGTCAGTGTGAGATGGCCTGACCTTGGAGATTTTAACGACCTGCTCCAGAACGGGGATCAGGCCAGAGAAAGAGAATTTATGAAAAAACAGCGGGAGACAGCGTAATGATGGACAACACAGCACACAAAACCCTTTTCACTATCCCTGAGCTTCGTTACAGCACGGCGCTAGCCACGGTGAAACCGTTACCTGTTCAGCGGAAGATCACCGGCAATAAACAGGTGGATGCTTACCTGTGGGTACTGGCAGTCATTAAGACCAATGAACCCGCCCACCTTGAGGCCGCTGAGGAAGCCTTGAAGAAGCTGAAAATCACCCCCAAGGCAGCCCAGCAGAAATATTCTGACTACCTGATGAAATCGGGTGCACATCCTTTCCAGATAGCCTTTGGTACTATGAGTATGGATAACCCACAAGGTTATATAAACAGTGCGAAGGAGCAAATCAAAAAGGCCAGTCAGGTGAGGGCGTCTTTTGCCAGCTATGAAGCCACACTGGAACTGACCGAACCGGAGAAATTAATGCTGGTGGGGGAGCTGGCAGACATTTATGAACCCTTCTACTACTGGAACGAAACAGAACAGGCAGAAGGGTGTATACACGGTGATCGCATTTGCGAAACGGATAAATTACGCCAAGCGACGGCGAAAGGGTTTGCTGAACAACTCCCCGAACCGCACACCTTGTCTGATGTTGTTCGTGAGTTTCTTTATTGGGACTGGTTATATCAGATGCGTAATG